ATTCTAGATGTCCACCCTGAGGATGTCGAGTCTCGATCTATGGGTGCAGGCGGAGAAGATCTCATCATGGCACGTGCTGCTAGGGAGAAGTTCCCTCACAGTATTGAGTGTAAGAATGTCGAGAGACTTAATGTCTGGGATGCTTACGAACAAGCGGTAGCAAACTGTGGTGACTATGAACCTATCGTAGTCATGAAGAAGAATAGAAAGAAACCTTTAGTTGTGGTGGATGCTGAATATTTTATTCAACTGTTTAATAAATAGTTCTGCCTTGCTCTATACCCATGCCTGGATTTAATTCCAAAGCAAAGGTAGAAGAGAAAGACCATGATGAAGATAAAAGTGAAGTTCTTGGTAATTTGGTGAAAGTCGTTGTACTTATTTGGTCCGCCTCTCTACTAACATTCTCTTACGTAAGACTTCCAAACGGAAACAAGATTCTAGATTTTGATCCTACCTTCATCGCCTCGGTGTTTTCTGGATCGTTAGCTGCTTTCGGACTGTCTCCTGCTAAAGCTGGTGGTGGTAACGGCAAGACAGCACAAGCGAAGAAGGAAGAACCCCCTGTCGTTTCTGCTGTGGAACCAAAGAAATAATGCAAAAACTAATTAACGTCATTGCACTGCTCTCAGGTCTGACCTCCTTGGGTCTGATCGGGGGTGGTGCTTACTTGTATACACAAAAAGATGCCCTTGTAGAGGGTGCTATCACCAAGGTTACTGAAGCTGCTGTAGGTGCTGTCACTAATGCCCTCCCAGGCATGTTGGACGCTGCTATGCCAGAACTACCTGAGGTAACTGGTGGTGCTCTCCCTGTCGCTCCTGCTACTGGTAACGTATCGGGTCCAGCAATCCCCTCTTTCTAATTTAATATCATGAGGTATTATTATGGCTCAGACTGCGTACAAGAAACAAGCGAAGAAAGAAGCAACTGAAACCTTCTTTCTCTATGTTTTCTTCCATTCGATTTGGAGTGGCATCTTCAAAATGTTTGAAGACTAATGCCAGAAATTCCTGAGATTACATCACCCAATATTGATATTGGTGAAATCAACATACGATCTGTACCTACAGTAACGGATAATTACACATCAATACCACTACAACCTCCTGTAGTGGTAAATATTGGTGTGCCTGTTGTTGATATTCCTGGTTGTGTTGAGGCACATGAGGCAAACAACAAATCTAATACGGTAGGTCAAGATGACGAAGCAGGACTGGTTACGTATTGTGATTCTGGTATTCCCAGTTATAATCCTATACGTTATGAACCTGAACAGATGATCATAACGAGTCCTGCTCCTGTCCCAAAGACAAAGACGCCAGAGACTCCAGAGGTTCCTAAGACTCCAGAAGTTAAACCACCACAAGCAGTGACTGCTGTGGTGGAGTGTCCTACCAAGGTGCAACAAGCACAGGAACCTGTAGGAACATATGTCAATGGGTTTAGAGAGGTTGTTACTGGTTACGAACTCATCGACAAGACTTGTGTCCAATTAACAGAAAAAGTCCCCCTACCAAGACAAATAGTAGAGGGACTTCCTAGTGGTGGGCAGGTTGTACAGGTGGGTGGTGTTGCTGTTATTGCGACAACCTCGGCACTGCTTGCAAAACCGCTTGCTGATCTTTTGTTAAAAGCGGTGAAACCTGCCGTGAAGAAAGTGACGAAGAAGATCGCCTCTCTAAGGGGTAAGAAGCCCCCAGTTTTGTCTGTAGGGGAGCGCCGAGCTGAGCAGCGTCAGATGAACCACGCTGTGAAAGCTCTTCGTTCTGTGTTCCCGAGGAGGAAGAAGAAGGGATAGCATGGACGTGTGGATGACTATGCCCTGGTGGATTATTAACTACGACATCAGCACACACTTTATAGTAAGGACTTTTGGGGTGAAATTGTATACCTTTTAACAATAATTCTCCACAATTTTTGAGTCTTGCGATCTCAAAATCCAACCGCTTATTAGCAGTTTGTTGCTCCATCATTTCGATGCTAGCAGCAGCTGCTTTTTTACATAGATCTTGCATCTTCTTGTCAGTTGGTGTGCTCCATGTCATAGAGAAACCAATGCCAAGGTTGTAGTTATCTTTTTGTCCTGTTCTTGTCGGAACATTGTATAAAATATCACCAGGATTATCAGGTGCCCCGTCCTCATCGATATCTCTCATGTCATATACAGGAGAGTCATAATAATCTTCATAAGGTCTGGTAAATGACCCACTACCTGTTACGTAAGGGGTGAAATTTCTAGTGGGACCTTGACACTGGATTCCTGATCCGTATGTGTTAGTGATATATGGGCCTTGTAATACTTGTATCGCTTGATTAGTAACACTACCTGAAGAATTAGCAACAGGAGCAGCTGTGGCGCTAACACCGCCAACATTAGCATATGCTTGAGTCGGGAATAAAACACTTAAACCTACTGCGAGAAGATACTTGTAGTGTCTGTGACACTTTGAATCTCTGTGGTTCTCTGGATAATTGTTTGTTGACTTAAACCAGGACCTTGATATGTTTCTGTGAACTGAAACGCTGCTCCTGGTGTTGTCTGTGTGAACGTTGGTTTGCTTGTCGCCCCTGTCCATGTTGAAGTCACTCCATCTATAGTTACATTATTTGTTCCAGTGCCAGGAGATAAATTTCCACTAGCACTCACTCCACTACCAGTTACTGAATACTGATAACCAGTGTTATAGTCCATCGAATTGATGGTTTCTGTGATTTTTTGTGTTGTTTCTGTATGGCTAGTCATCGAGCCTTGTGTAAAGTTAGGCACCACGGGTACGGCTTGTGCCGCCCCATGAAATGCTCCCAATATTAAACCAAGACCGATTGCTTCTTTCAAACGATCCATGATATACCTCAGTCGATAACGGTGATCTCCGAAACAAATTGTCCTGTAGCACTTGTACCAGCTCCACCAGCCGTGACGGTAAGAACACCAGCACTGGTTACAGTACCAGCTAGATCTCCAGCACTTCCAGCTGCATAAGTTGTAAGCGAACCGAAGTTAGGATTAGCACCTAAAGTTGCTGCACTAGTTGGTACTGCATCAGCCTGTGTATAAGATTGGCTGAAACTAAATGCTGCTCCAGCAGTATCTTGAGTAGCAGTAATAGTGCCAGGGTTATATACACCAGAGGTGATAGTACCAGCAGATACAGCACCTGCTGTACTTCCGTCCGTAGTATCAATATTTGAGCCTGAGATACTGAACGAAGAACCGATTCTGGTTGCCTGACTTCTAGCAGCGTCAACGGTCAGTTGAACACTAGAGGCATGTTTTGATACAATTCCGCCAGCGTTAGCAGCAGTAGCGGTCATCAGTAACATAGCAAATGGTAGAAACTTTTTCATAACCATTCTAAATTTGGATCCAATTATATTTATTCGACGAGGGTGCCATGAGCCCTACGAATTTCTCTCAATTCCTCAAAATCTTTCTTTTTAGTACCACCATCGTATGACCAGGCGTAACCTTCCTCAATCATTTGTTCGTTCAGTGATACTTCTGCATCTCCGATATATAACCAACCAAGAAGGCGACCGTACTTACCCATACCACCAACCAGTTCAGTCCTAACAGCGAGTTCGTCATCTCCATTGATAGCACCCTCCAACTTTTCTTTCATCCAGTTGGTGGCATCAATACCTAATGCTTTTTCTTCGAGGTCTCGGGTCCTTTTCTCTGGCGTGTCCACACCAGCAATTCTAACTCTCTCTTTTTTATAAAGATCAAATCCCAGATCAATAGTGACATCAATAGTGTCGCCATCCAACACTTTATCTATCGATACTACTCTAAAATTGTAACAAGACTTACGACTCGGGGGTGTCATCGCTCCCATCTTCCAGTTCCTTAAATGCTAAACTCATTATTGTATATATGTAATAAGAAACACCCGCTAAGAGGATCACTAGGCACCAGATGATGGACCATGTGACACTATTTACATCGTCCAATGGACGGAGGAAGAGGTTCATGGTATACTAAATAGGTCGTGTTCTGAACTACTTATGATGATTCGAACTCTGGCGCTCACCGCCCTAGGCATAGGCGGGGCAGCATGTGCCTACCCTGTTACTCAACACAACTCTCCTCCTCCTGTGGAGATTGCTGTTGAACCCTATGAACCTACATGGAAGTGTGAGGACTGCTCACCAGAAGAAAAGTATGTCCTTGAACAACTCCAACAACACACCAAGATCTCCGATCGTAATGCTCTTGCTACGATCATGGGGAACATTAAACAGGAGAGCAAGTTTATTCCCAACATATGCGAGGGAGGGGCTCGAGTTTCTTACAGGGATTGCCATAGCGGTGGTTATGGTCTTATTCAGTGGACCTCAATAGGACGCTATAATAATCTCGGTAAGTTCTGTGAGAACTATGGGTGTGACCCTAGCAGTTTGGAAGGACAAACTCGTTACATGATCAATGAGAGTACATTCCAACGCTATCTACCTATGTTTGAGGGCAGTGGACAAACTGTCCGACAGTATATGGTTCCTGCTTACTACTGGTTAGGATGGGGAATCAAGGGTGCTAGGGAGACCTACGCCTATGAGTACACCAAGAAGATGATTCTCTCTTGACAAGGTTGCCCACATACCTTATAATATGTGGGTACTCAAGACTCAATAGCTCAGCTGGATAGAGCAACTGCCTTCTAAGCAGTCGGTCGTAGGTTCGAATCCTACTTGAGTCGCTAAACGGATTGGCGACATCCGTGCTCACATCTCCGAGAGAAAAAAGAATCGGAACAACAACCCATGTGAGAGAGAGGTGGGATCCCTCTTGGTGCCCTCCCTGCTGACGAGCGGGGAGCATTCCCAATCCTTCTTAGCTCAGCGGTAGAGCGAGCGACTGTTAATCGCTTGGTCCCTGGTTCGAATCCAGGAGAGGGAGCCTGCTTGAATAGCTCAGCGGTAGAGCATCTCGTTTACACCGAGGCGGTCGGGGGTTCGATCCCCTCTTCAAGCATTGTCCATATATACTACATGACAAACGAATTTATTCAGAAACTACAAGAAATTGAAGAGAAGTTAAATCATGTTAGTAATCAGATGCAAGAACTGCGGGAAGCAGTTAGAGAGTCATCCAACCAAGTTGAAGAGTTGTCAGTGCGAGAATTTTACGAGCATCCTTGGTACAAATATAAGCGGGAACTCATTGAGTCTTGTAGAAATTATTCAGACTCCAAGTAATAAGAAACAATCACTGCTTAGTAAGCAGGACATGGAGTTTCAAGAACAAAGAAAGAAACGTAAGATCAGAAGACTTGACTTTGATGAAAGGTGATGTATAATGGTCACGTCGGGGCGTAGCTCAGTTTGGTAGAGCGCCGTCTTTGGGAGGCGGATGCCGTAGGTTCGAATCCTATCGCCCCGATGTCCATTACACACACGACAATGAAACTCTTTCTGGACACTGCCGATTATAATGCTATTGCCGAGCGATATATTACTGGTTTGGTAGATGGTATTACAACTAACCCTACACTAGTACGTAAGTCTGGTGTAAA